AGTTCACCTCGAGCAAACTGTTTCACATGAACTAACTCATGAGCCAAGGTCGACATCCAATTCCCATACAACGCGATGTCTATAATAAAAGATCTCGGATCCACGGACTCGCAAAGTCCTTCACTGTGGGAGTTGTCTACGTATAGATTATGATGGAACTTGACATGAATGTTGGTACGGAGTCGATGGATATTCAGTTTCTTACTAAAGAAGTTAACTGCCATCAGTGCCGCGGCCTGTAGATTCTTGTCTAATTGTCCGTCACGTGGACCCGAGAAAAACGTTGTCATATTAATATACCTATATTACTGCGACAAAAACGATACACATTAGAATCAATAACAACCAAACGTTGTTCCAAACAAATTCCAATGTTCCTAACAAAATTTTAATAGCCGCGAAAAATATCACAACCATTAAAAATAAGTAGAAGAGGATTGCTAATTCCATGTAGAATCAAAACTACCCTCATCATAACTAGGAGTCAAATTTAACTCCGAGGTTGCATCAAACTTATCATCTGAATACAACGCAAAATCTTTCATCTTGGCTAACTTGTTGGCAGCACGTTCATTCTTTGCTGCTTCTCTACGTTCTTTGTTAGCTTCTTCCTTTTCGTACTTCTTTTTCATTTTGGTCAATTCACGCATGATCACTTCGTAAGAACTTAACTTGGTCATTATACTGCCTCCGCGTAATTCATTGTAATATTAAAGTATTCAGTTACATAAGCAGAGACGATACCAGAGGTACCACCAATATGCCATCTGTAAATAGGATTGGATCTTGCCTCAAATCCTCCGTCATAGTCTTTCCAATTATAAATGGTAAAAGGACGGATTGCATTGTGATCGGAATCCTCAACTTGCATTTCCCACTCGATGTCGACTTTGCCGTCACCTGAGGTTTCTGTAATAGTTGGTTCACCGAAGACTTTAACCAGTTCTGCATAAGAACAAGTGATATAGCCTTGAAGACTAGTCGAAACGAACTCCGACCGTGGTTTGATTTTATAGTTTTCTAAATTCATAACAACTCCCATTGATTTAATTTATACAACAATTATAACACAGTTTCTTTACGATGTCAATAGTTATTTTCATTTATTTTCACAAAGTTATGATAAATGTTGAAACCGTCACTGCAATTGCAGCAATAATAATAAAGGATGCGATTGCTACTGTAATTCTAACCAATACTTCAACCATGTTCCTATTCCTTTTCAATTATTTAATATAGTTATTATAAACGGTTTCATAACATATGTCAATGGTTTGTTTAGATCATTTCGTTATATAGAACTGATTATTAATAACTAAACTCCGTGAGTCATGTGTTCGTAGGCTTCAGGACAAGTATTGACGTTGTCTCCGCAACCGCAGATCTGATCTTCCTCAATTGATGGTGCTCCGACCATATCCCTGATTTGTGATTCAGTAAATCTTTGTTGACCACCTACGGTGGATTGCTTCGCAAGCAATGTTATCTGTTCATGTGTTAATCCCATAATGTACTCCTTTTTATGTTAAACTCTATTGTGGTATTAGAGATGATATATCTATTATAAACAGCTCGACTGCATATGTCAATGGTTTTTTAAAATAATTTCAGATTGTCACTCCTTATACAATATATAGATAACTAAGGATCCATGAAAATAACTATTGACATTTGAGTTCAACTGTTGTAGAATGGTATCATAATGAATTGTTTGAGAGGGTGGTAAGGCATGATTCGGAAAGATGCAGCCCTGACGACAGATCATTTATTTGAATTAACTATTGACATCGACTGTAAACTATGTTATAATGGTGGTTGATGATGGAGATTAACAATTGACTAAAAATACTGAACAGTTCAGAATCCTAACAGCTCGACAGCATGTTCGAGAAAGGATTGGTATGTACATGGGTTCAAGTTCTAAGGAAACGATCGAAAGATTCGTTCTCGGAGAATGGAAGAAAGCTACTTATGTACCTGCACTATCAAAAATGGTAGACGAGATTCTCGATAATGCTATCGACGAAGCAATCCGTACTAACTTCAAGTTTGCTAACAAGATTAATGTATCTATTAATAACAACGAAGTTACCGTCACTGACAACGGTCGAGGTATTCCTCAAGACAAGATCTTTGACGAAACAACAAATGAAAATATTCTGAGACCTGTCGCGGCATGGACTAAGGTTAATGCAGGTACTTCTTTCGATGACGAACGAGTTACAATCGGTACCAACGGTGTCGGTTCAGCTGCAACCAATTTCCTATCCAAAACATTCACAGGTAAAACATGGTCTAATAAAAAGTCAATACAACTTGACTGTACAGATGGTGCTGATACCGCGAAAGTAAAGACAGGCAGTAAAGTAGGAAACGGTACTGAGGTATCATTTGTTCCTGACTTTGAATTGTTTGAAGCCGATTCATTAGACCAACTTGATACAATTATATTAATAGAAGATCGACTCGTCAGTTTGCAGATGGCATTTCCTGAGATTCAGTTTTCCTTTAATAAAAAGAAAATCATGGTTAACGATTTCAAAAAGTACGCTGCTCTGTTCTCCGATACGGTAATTATGGAAAAGACAAATAATCTTTCCTACTTCATTGCTCCTTCGGAAGATGGGTTCAGAACTAACAGTTACGTTAACGGTGTGAATACAAGACAGGGTGGTACTTATGTTGACCACTTTATGAATACTATTATTGATTCGTTAACTGTTAAAATTAAAAGACGTCATAAGGTCGAAGTATTAAAGACAACGATCAAGAGTGGTATTACATTCGTTATGTTTGCCAGGAACTTTGTGAATCCTAAATTTGATTCTCAAACAAAAGAACGTCTAACTAATCCAATTGGTAATATTAAGGAACACCTAGATATCTGTCAAGTACGTGATGCTGAGTGGCTTGCGCAGAAGATATTAAATACTCCTGATATAATTGATCCTATTATTGAAGCTCAACTAGCAAAGAAGCTAGCCGCGGATAGAAGAGCTGCAACATTAGCACAAAAGAAACTTCGTAAGGTAAAAGTTGCGAAACATATCTCTGCTAATAAAGACAATGCAACTCTGAAAATTGTGGAAGGAGATTCTGCAATGGGATTCTTATTAAAGGTACGTGATCCTGATACAGTTGGAGCGTTTCCACTTCGAGGTGTCATTATGAATACCTGGGATATGAAACCTGCAGAAGTATTAAAGAACAAAGAACTATCGGAATTGGTAGCAGTTCTGGGTCTCGATATTAACGATCCAGACAGTGTGGACAATATGACATACAAATATATTGCGACATTAACTGATGCTGACCATGACGGTATAGGACATATATCACCATTGCTAATTGCATTCTTTTACAAATTTTGGCCTCGACTGTTATTGGAGAATCGTGTTCAAATTACAAGAACACCAATTATGATCTCAACAAAAGCAAAAGAAGTCAAATGGTTTTATACTTATGAAGATGCTCAGGAGTTCAAAAAGAACGACGGTTATAAGCATCGATATATTAAAGGTCTAGGTTCATTAACCGAAGACGAATACCATACTATTATTAACAAGCCGCAGTATGACACTGTTACTGTTGATGATGCATCGGTATTTCAAATGATGTTTGGAAAAGATTCAAGTTTAAGAAAGGAGTATATGTTCGCATGAATTTAGAAATGTTTACAGAAGAGCTGAAGGGTAATAACTATCCAATCTCGAAGGTTGCTGCCAACGAATGGAAATCATTCGCAATGTATACCGTTGAGAGTCGTGCTATTCCTAATATGATTGATGGTCTTAAACCAGTTCAAAGGTTCTACCTTTATTCTTCATTATTAAATAGCAAGAAGGATTTCAAAAAGGTATCTGCAGTGTCAGGTATTATTTCTGACTATGGTTATAATCATGGTGAATCCTCCGCTGCTGGTGCAGGTCAATTAATGGCTGCTGAATGGAATAACAACATCTGCTTGATTGAAGGTCGTGGATCCTTTGGTACTCGATTGGTTCAAGAAGCTGGTGCTGCTCGTTATGTCTACTCAAGAGTACATGACAATTTCAATAAGTACATTAAAGATATTGATCTTGCTCCTATTCACGAAGATCCTGAACACGAACCACCTTCATTCTATTTACCGATTCTACCTTTAGTGTTGGTCAATGGAACAAAAGGTATCGCAACCGGATTCGCAACGAATATATTACCACACAACCCAAAAGATTTAAAGAAGGCTTGTATTCAATATTTGGATAAAGGTAAAATTACCACAAAGCCTAAAGTTATGTTTCCTGATTTCAAAGGAACGGTTGAACAATCGAAAGAAGACCCAACCAAATATGTTTCGTATGGTATCTTTCAACGTTCTGGTAAAACAGGCGTCTCCATCACAGAGGTACCATACGGCTTCGACCGAGAAGGATATGTTAAGGTACTCGATAAGTTGGAAGAGGAAGGAGATATCGTATCTTACGAAGACAAATGTAATAAGGACGGTTTCCGTTTCGAAGTAAAGCTCAAACTTTCTTCAGTTAAATGGACTGATACCAAACTTATTCACAAGTTCAAACTCAGCAAGCCATTCGCTCAAAACTTAACAGTGATTGATTTTGATGGTAAACTCAGAGAATACACAGATGCTCGAGACCTTATAAAGGACTTTTGTGATTACCGTTTAGGTATATTGCAGAAGAGAATCGACGCTCGTATAGAGGAGTTTAATGAAGAGGTTCGATGGCTTAATGTTAAAATGGAATTCATTCAAGCAAATATTGATGATCGTATAGTATATAAAAATAATACTAAAGAACAAGTCGTCAATCAAATAATGCAAGAGACATCTGCGCTAGGAGGTGACACAAACAGATTGCTCGCATTAAGTTTCTTAAATGCAACAAATGAAGAAATTGTAAAGTTAAAGAAACTGATTGAGGAATCTAAAACAACATTAAGCTTTTGGCAATCAACCACACCGCAAGAACAATTTAATACAGACCTGGAGAATGTATAATGGAAAGTAAAATAGCAACTGTAGAACTCGACACAAGCGCCTGGATAGATGAAGATGGTCTTGGAGTTTGCGTTTATGTTGGAGAAGGTTGTGAACCTGTCGTAGAAACAACATTTGACTTTGAAACATTAGTAGAGAACCACTTTGAAGGTTATACTATTAATGATAAGATCAGGCCTATGGATTATTCCGAGGTTGAAGCAATGGTAATTAAATTAGAGCAGATGGCAAAGTATGCACGGAATATGCTTGAAGATTATACGTTAGACATGGAAGAATAAATAATAATGAATAAACTTAAATTGATATGGAAATACTCATTAGGTGGTTTCTCTGACGATAAGACAGAGCCTTATGACGATTATGTTATGTTGCTACGAACGATTATTGTTGGTGTAAACTTTTTAACGTGTTTCTTTATTATGGCAAATACTATAAGGCATTGGTGATGAGTAGAAAAGATGATTACGAAAGAATGGATACTAACAAGTATCTCAATTTGAATTTAAAAACAGACGGGTTACCTCTACCAGATGTTAACGCGCAATTTATTGAATTCTTTCACAGAATGGATTACAAGTGGTGGAGAGATGTTGAAGAAGGTGATGTTGTTGTTGATATTGGTGCCTGTGTTGGTTTCTTTGTCTGCCACGCTCTTGATCGTAAAGCTTCTCGTATATTTGCTATCGAACCTTCTAGGCCTCATCTCAAAACTCTTATCCAAAATATTTCGGATCATTATATTGACAATAGTACTACTCCTGTCATTCCTATCGAAGCAGGCATAGGATCAACGTCAAACCATTTTAATAATGTCTTTTCAGAATATCGAGAGTTTAAAAGAATGTCCTTTCTCGATCTTGTAGTTGATTATAATATACCAAAGATTGATTACCTCAAAATAGATTGTGAAGGTGGAGAGTATGGTATCTTTAACGATATGAATATGGAATATCTAACTACAAATGTTAAACACATGGCAGTAGAGTTTCACTTAAGCTGTTATGGTGGAGCTGCAAAACAATGGATAAAGGTTAGAGATACATTATTACCGCAATTCAAAAAAGTACGATGGATGGATAAGAAACACGAAGCCTTAGCCTACAATGACCGATGGTTAAACGAAGGTAATTGGAATCAGTGTTGTGCATTCATGGTATACATCACTAACGAATAATTCCCACCGACTCAATTCTAATAAATAGAATTATACAAATAGGATTGGGTCCATGCCAGAAATTATTAACAATTACTTATCTCCAACTAATTTTACGATTAGTATAGAGAAGCTTCCAAATGTAGAGTTCTTTACACAAAAGCTAACAATACCAGATGTAACTGCAACTGCTACATCGTTGGGTACTCCTTTAGCAAACATGTACGAATATGGTGATCGTATTGAGTACGGTGAACTAACAACCGTAATGATCATCGATGAGAATATGAATAACTATAAAGAAATTCTCAATTGGATAGAAGGCTATGCTTCTCCAGAATCCTCGAACCAAAACAAAAACTTCGCCCAGATCAGAGGTCATGAATCTGATATCATTGCGACCATTACCAACTCCCACAAAAATCCAAACATAAGATTCGTATTTAAGAATTGCTTCCCAACCTCTTTGGGTGGTGTTTCTCTTGATGTTAATGTTCAAGACGTGGCATATGCAACAACGGCAGTTACCTGGAGATACGATACCTTTACGATGGAACAACTATAAGATAAACCTTTTATTATGAATTATGATTTTATTGAAGTGGGTACATCTGATTTTGATACCCTTATACAAGACGCAACCGATCAATGTATTGGTCTGTGCATTGAACCAATCAAGTTCTATTTAGATCGACTACCAAACAAACCAAACGTTAAGAAAATCAATTCTGCGATTTCTTTTGATGGAAAAGTAGGTCGTGATAAAGTTTATTATATTCCTCTTGAGACAATTCAGAAACACAACATGCCTCTTTGGATTCGCGGCTGTAATTCAATAGGTGACTATCACTATCAACACAAAAAGAATAATCTTCAATCAGTTGTAGAAACAATTGATGTTGATACGATACCTTTAGGTGACATCTTTGAACAGCATAATGTTGATACACTTACTATATTAAAAATTGATACAGAAGGTGGAGATTGTTTTATATTAAATTCGTTTCTTCCTTTTCTTGAATCTAATAAAAAAGAACGTTGGCCTTCATGGATTGAATTTGAAACAAACATCTTAACACCAAAAGAAACGGTAGACGATACGATTCGTAAATACTGTGATCTTGGTTATACAGTAGCAAGACGTGGAGTTGGAGAAGAGAACTCAATCTTACAAAGCCCTTTGTGTAAATAACCATTGACATTTAGTGGTAAACCTGTTATAATTGTAATGAATTTAAAGTTTATGGAATAGATTATGGATACGAATGATATAGCAGCAATATGGGCAGCTGACTCGCCGATAGATGAAACCAACCTCCTAGGTGAAAGTAAAAGAATCCCATCGTTACACAGTAAGTACTATAATCTTTATTATAGGGAAGTCTTACGTGTTAAAAAGTTAAAGGCCGAATATAAAGAATTGGAAATGGACAAACGTAATTGGTACGATGGTTCAATGGCTGAAGAAGATCTGAGAGAAAAAGGATGGAAGCCATTTCAAAGAAAGGTAATTAGAAACGATTTGGATAAACATATTCAGTCAGATAAAGATATTATTAAATTAAGTCTTACGATTGATTTTCATACTGCCAACGCAAACTACCTCGAAGATATAATTAAAACAATACACAGTAGAAACTTCGTAGTAAAGAATATGATTGATATTCTAAAGTTTCAGTCAGGAGATTATTAATGGATTGGTTAACAAAGTTTTGGAGAAAGCCTGAAGTTCAGCAACAGGAAACTCTTGTCATAGACATGATGAAGGACGATGTTGACCCTCAAGAACTAACAATTGAAAACGCATATAAGACAAGATCGATTTGGTACCATACAATATTAGCAATAGGTATCTTTTTCACTAATGTATTATTAATATCAATCCTTTTATTATTGGCAATTAAATTATGAAGATGCATACATTGACAGACGGTAGAACCATTAGTGATTTGGAAGCAAAGGAAATTATCTTTGAAGCCTTTAATCATATTAAAAATATCAGAGGTTTACCAATACGAAATAAAGTAAGAGCATTCGAGGAAATCAAAGGAATGATTCCAGGTTGGCATGTTGTTGGTATAACAAAGGCTGCATTGGAAGTATTCAAAAAATTAAAGTATAAACGACCACCAGGTCGTGGCGAAGATGGTGTAAATAGATCTCATCAATATTCTAGATCAGCAACATATAAAAGTATGTTTGAAAAGTACGATTGGTCTTTTGACGAATTTTGGAATTTTATTGATGAAAGAGATAATACTATATTAGCAACGACAAAAGAAAACTACTCTAAAGGCGAAGAGATCTCAGCTTACGATGTACCAAAGGGTTTATTCGAAGCTTACGGTTTTGCTTATAGAGTTAATGAGAGGGAAATAGAATTTCTTAAAAGTCTATGAGTGAAAGAATAGAAGTAGAATTAATTGATTCAGTATATATGCGTATTAAAGCGGATGCTGGATTAAAAACAGAGTTGTCTGATTTCTTTGCGTTTAAACCAGAAGGTTATCAGTTCAGTCC